CATATATTCAAATAATCTATGAATATAATATCCGGAGTAAAATTACGTTTCAACTTTAATTCTGCTAAAAGATTTTTAAAGTGCGTTGCGCTGGCGGCCGCTGTAGGATATTCCTTAATAATAATTTTACCTTTTGTCTTTGCATTTATCTTATCAATTTTATTTTGATACATTTCTCTTGAAAGTTCTTCTAATTGACTAATAGGAACATCTAAAAGATTTGCATCTATTCTTTCAGCGATCCTTTCTTCAGCCATTTCCAAGGTTATATAAAGAACATTCTTATTAATAGAAAGACAACTTGCTGCATGATGACACATAAACAAGGACTTACCTACACCAGTTCCGGCAAGACATATATTAAGAGTCTTATTCGGTAATCCTCCTTTAGTGATTTTATTAAACATATCTAAATCAAATTCAATCTTTTCTTCAACCCTGTGATAAAAATCAAATCTTTCATCTGCATCCTCAATAAAATCATGACCTACATGTGGATCAAATGATACTGCTAAAGCATCAGATAATATACTTGGGATTGCACCTTTAGATAAATGAGTTTGTTTTTCATTACCTTCTAAAATAGCAATTGCATCGACAACTGCATTATAAATTGCTTTGTCTTGACAAAATGTTTCTGAAGCTTCGGTAAGCCAAGCTGTTATATCTTTTTCTTCTGGCTTCTCTAACTTATTAATTATATCTGTGGCTTGTTGGAATTCTGTTTCATGCAAACCATCTATCTGATCTAAATCAATTAAAAGACTTTGCTTTGTGGGTAAGCTATTATGTTTGAGAATATAATCTTGTATTTGTTTGAAGATAATTTTTTCTGAATTATCATCAAAATATTCTGCTTTTATATAGGGGGAGACTTTACGAGAAAACAGTTCATTGTGTATCAAATGTGATAGTATTAGGTGCTCTATCCTCTGATTCATTGTCCTCCACGAAAGTTACTGGGTTTGTTGTTTCTGATTTTTCTGTTTCTTGATATCTGTCCCATATCATTTTTACTAATATTTCACCAATCATAAATTCAAATTCTTCACCTTCTTCATCAGTGTGTTCAACACCTTCTAATTCGGGTGGTACCATTATAATATCATATTCATACTTAGCAGTACTTTCATCTTCCGTATCTGGTGGTGATACTTGGAATTTGCCATACTTATATACTACACCTTTAAACGGTCCTGTCAGCATCTCTATACATTGTTGTGTAATGTCTTCGGGATGTTTGGGATGTAATACCAGTCTATAATAACTGTCTATTCTATCATAATCTTCTTTTGTTAAGTCATTACTCATTTTTAACTTTTTCGATATTTTCTTTTTCTACAGCTAATTCTTCTTCCATTTCCATTTCTCCATATAAAAATTCTTTCCCTGCTGCTACATCTAACTTGTCTAAAATTTCTTTAGTAAAATACTTGGTAGGATTTTTCAGCATGGTTTTTAGAAAAACCTTTTCTCCATCAGGCATTTCTAATCTAGTAGAAACTTTTTTAAAGATTCCATACTTCTCTGCTAATTCTGCTAATCCATAATATCTATTCAATCCTTCTTTAAAGGTAAGAAGAACATCTACCATTTTATGTTCTTTTGTGAGTCTTGATTTATAAGTCCTGCAATGAACTATATTACCAATTACTTCGGTACCATCCTTTTCTTTCTTTTTAGATAGGAATACGATGCTAGATGCAGCATAATGTAAGCCGGTTCCACCGCCCATAATTTTTTGAGGAAATAATGTTCCTATTTGATCGTATGTGTGATTAGTAACAACAAGAGGCACTTTAGCTTTACCACCTAATAAAGTTAAAACTCTAAAAGTGCCTTTAACCATTTGAGCTCTGGTCATATCTCTGGTCCCCTTACCGTCACTAACATCTTCCATTTCTTTAGTAGTAGAAAGATTGCCTAATGAATCTAAACATATCATCATTGGTGGACGAGACTTGCTGGATTCTTCTAAATGTTTTTCTAAAATTTTAGTCGCTTGTGTTCTAAATTCTTGGACTGTGGCAACAGGTAGGATAATCATTCGTTTAGAATCAATTCCTCTTGATTCTATCATATCTCTGGTTATGGCAGATTCGCTTTCAAAATATATAACCCCGCCAGTAGGATTATCTGTGAGAAATTGCCGGACACAACCCAAAACAAAAAAAGTTTTTCCGGTTGAACTTTCTCCAGCAAATGCTGTAATTTTATTAGATGGTAATCCTCCATAGATACTCCCAGATAATTGTGCGTTTAAAATATACGAACCAGTATCAATAAAACTTTCTACATCACCTGCTTCAACACCGTCACTTACTACTGCGCCATATTCATTATTGGCTACTTTTAACATTTCCCCAAAATAACTCATTTATTCCTTTCACTTAAACAATAATATATTATACTACACATTTAAAAAAATATCAAGACTTTTCTACATCAACTGAACCAGTAGTAGGATCATATGAAATTTTAAATGTTACTTCAATTGGTTTAAGGGTTCCATCTGCTTTAATTATAGGTAACTTACCTTCAACAGCGCCCATCAATGCATCTTTAGCATTTGTGAATTGGTGTGCAGGGTCAGCCTTTATAGCTTTGTCTAATTCTTTTTTTGCACCTTCTGGAAGTAAATCATCTATCATACTTTCCACGTGCTCTATTGCTAAATCTGTTGCTTTGTCTACGACAAGACTAGAAATAACATTAAATAATAATAATGGTAACATAATATTCTCTTTCTAAGTATTTAGTTAAATGTTCATTAATTAATCTGTTGTTCCCAACTTCTTTCAACATTGTGTAGGGCTAGTGTCTGTTTAAAATATTCATCGGTAGAAATTGGTAAATGTTTATCTGGTTCATCTGTGAAATTCTTAATTAATACATCTCTACCGGGATCTACAAAATACGGCATTGAATAGCTAGAGTTTGTATGAACTGTATTAACAACTCTATGATTAGTTGATTTTAACGTATCATTAGACCATCTTTGAAACATATCTCCAATGTTTAATACTATTGAATTTTTCACTACAGGAGCATCAATCCATTCATCTGTTTTTCTATCCTGTACTTGTAAACCTCCAACATCATCGAAACGAAAGAGTAAAGTGATAGAACCATAATCAGTATGTTCTCCTCCGAACCCGTGATCCTCTTGCTTCTCGTGCGCTGGATAATGAAGCATCCGCATATTAACATAACTATTCGTATGCTTATCTATTAAATATCCTTTTTTATGTTTGAATATACTTTCAAACTTATTGAAAAATTGATAAGAAAGACGTTGAGAGATCTGAAGGATAGATTGAGCTAATGGTTTAAACTCTGGAATTTCTGTAGGCCAATATTGTTCTTGCATTCTTGCTGGTTCAATCCAATTATATGATTCTTTCGAATCACCATCTCGACTCTGAATATATCCCATCTCTCCCCATCCTGCGCGACATGTTGAGGAACCCTTTACTCCATTATATACATATTTCTTTTTCACATCTAATGGTAGCTGGAAGAACTCGTCCATGAGTTGCTTCCAGTCTTGAAATTCTGATAGCCACTCATCATAAACATTAGTGAATACTGCGAATCCCACAGTTGTATAAGCGTCATACATCTGCTCTTCGCAAGTATCACTTTTCAAATCAATTATCGGAATCATCTGGTTTAAAAATTGGGAGTTTTTCTAAATAAAGTATATCACCTTTATCATATCCAGCCTCTTCCAATAAGATTGCAGCTTTACATACAATTTCACAATCAATTTTTTCTAACATTGCTTGAAGTCCTATTAGAGATCCGCCTGTGGACACTACATCATCTATAATACAAACTTTTTTTTCTTTTATTTTTTCAACATCACAACCATCTAAAACAAGTGTTTGCGCGCCGATTGTAGTAATAGATTGAACTTTTTCTATCATAGGATTATCCATGTATCCCTTGATAGATTTTCTTGCAACAATATAATCTTTTCCCAACCTTCTTGCAATGGTGTGTACTAAGGGTATTGCCTTTGCTTCGGGGGAAATTAAAATATCAATTTCATCTTTCTTTGGAAAATCATTCAGAAGAATAATTGCTTCAGCACACTCTTCTATTAATTCTGTATCACCCAATATGACAAAGCTCGCTATCGCGAGCTCGTCATTGATTTTAACTTTGGGCAACTTGCGTGTGAGTCCTGCAACTTTTAATTCATAGAACTCATTTGTAAAAGTTTCTCCCCAAGCCATATTAAGCGCCCATCATGATTAAGCTTGTTGCAAATCCGGCAAGCAAACCATAAAAGGGATTAAATTTTGCAGTTACAAATGCCGCGGCTCCGATTACCATTCCTGCTGGTCCAAATCCATATGGTCCTGCAAAAGTTCCACCAATGCCAATAGCACCGGCAATATTTGTAGCAAAGGTAACAAATACACCTAATACAAAAAGAAAACCTGCAATAGATGCTCTATGTACATACTGCCCAATTAAAGGCAATGCTTTGCTTAATAGAATGACTGCCATAATTCCCATCATAATACAAGATGCAACTATTGGCATAGGTGCGGCCGCAGTTCCAGAAATTATCGCTTCAACCGGACCGCCACCAAAGAATGCTGAGCCCATATCTGCAAGACTAGAATAAATTGCAAGATGATCTATATTTGTATTAGTCCCTGCAATACTTCCAGTAATTTTACCAAATGAAATATTGGCACCAATGTTTAAACATGCTAATGATAAAGCACCAATAACAATGTTTCTATTAGTCCAAAACTTCCACTCAATGTTACCCGTTGTAAACTTTTCGCGTGAGTTGTCTACTACAATTTCTTCTAGTACGACACCCAACTTTTCGCGCAATGGAGCATAAAACTTTAATGCAACATAAAAAAGTGTGGATAAACTTACGGACCATATAATTGTTTGTGCTAAGTCTTTGGTCCAAAACCAAGCAAGTAAAGCACTAATTAAAGATACTCCTCCTGTCCATTTTTCAGACTTAAACAAATCTATAGAAACATTCGCTAACATAATACCCACTCCAGCCATCATTGATGTGACAACTAGGGGACCAATAAAGTTAACCAATGCTTCATTCATTCCAAGCAAAGAAGGAATCAACAATAAAACGGCACCCCAAAATATAAGAGAAAGTCTCTCTTTTATATTTTTACCTAGAGTACCGGCTAATGTGATTGTTTCTGCTTGGAAGGATATAGTTGCGACAGACATAAAGAATGCCGAACCAATAATACCAATTACAAATGCTATCGCAGTTGGAAATGCAGCAAACCCAAAACTCAGAGCTAAAATGCCCTGTGGTATGCCATTAATAACAACCGCTATTGCGGTCAGAATGCTTTCTAATAAGCCTTCCATATTTACCTTTCATTATATTATTTTACTGTAGTTTACCGTTCACACCTTCGACATAAAAATTCATAGTATCGAGAGCATGTCTTTTGATTTTACCAGCAGGAATTTTTGTTCCGTCCTGTTTAGTAATACCAGCACTAAACGGAAACCATTTATCCATCTTATCATTTACCCAATTCATCTTAATTGTCTCAACTTGATTGACAACTGAACCAGGCACATTGACACCCCACGGTGATAGACCTACACAATTTTCCTGTAGTCCCCAATTCAATTTTTGATTTGGTTTCCACGTTCCATTTGATACGGAATCAGCTATGGTTTTGTACATAAGATTCCAATTGAACATCATACCTGTTACATAACGTTCAGGGCCGTTGTGTCCCATAGGTGCATCATTACCCATACTCCAAACTTCTTTACCATCACGTTTCCACGCTTGTTGTGCAATAGTAACTACACTAGGTGAATCAGTTGTTGTATAAAGAATATCATTACCAGACTCTAGAAGTGCTTTGGCCGCATCCATATCTTTAGGTGGATCAAACCAGCTGTTAATCCATACAACATTAACTATTGCATCTGGATTAACTGACCTTGCGCCAAGTGCAATTGCATTGATGTTACGAACAATCTCTGGAATTTGATGTGAACCAACCACCCCAATTTTATTAGTCTTAGTCATCAATCCTGCGGCAATACCTGTGAGATATCGTGCTTGATAACTCATACAACCATAGTTGTCAAAGTTAGTATCGTTACCTTTGTAACCTGTGGCATGTAAGAAAATTGTATCTGGAGATTTCTTTGCCGCTTTGGCAATTCCATCCATATAACCGAATGAGGTTGCAAATACAATATCGTGTTTTCGTGCAAGTTTGAGGAATATTTTTGTTGACTCTGCTTCTGGTACCATTTCTACCATGCCAACTTTATATCCATGCTTCTTCAACGATTGGAAGCCTTGATGATGTCTCATTGACCATCCACCATCGGTGTGTGGTCCCACTAGAACATATCCAATTGAAGGTAATTTCTTACCAACGGTACTTATACCAAATAAGGTTGCACTTGCAACCAAAATTATAAAAATTGAAATTAATTTTTTCATTTTCTCCTTCCAAGAAAAGTGTTTGTTAATTTCTCTCGCTCATTATTTACGGGTCTTCCAACCCCTTCACCGCTCTCGCGTATAAAAAGGCCCCCGAAGGAGCCTTTACTTTTTGTTGTCTTACTACTTGGAGTAAATTCCCCAGAGCACCCATATTGCAACTAAGCCGATTAAACCTTCGCTTCCTAATTGTTTTACGAGTGATACAACAGACCCTACGACATCTATTCCGAGAAATGGGACAGCTGCACCGAAAATTATCTGAAGAACTACACCGAGTGCAATAATTGCAAGACCGAGTTCGGTTATCTGTCTAATCCAACCGAGTGCCTTATCTAACATATTTTACCTCTTTAAATGGTTAATTAAAAGTCAGAGGTGCAGACCACCATGATTCCCACGGAAAATGTATCCATAGATTCTCAGTGTCCTTTGCGACCTCCCTTACGTAATAATGAGGTTCAAAATTAACCTCGTTATTCCACCAGAGGGATGCAAATCTTACATCACAACTGATTTCTAAGGGCTGTTCCTTTTTTGGGCCCTTAATAAAAGATGATATACGTTCAAAAGTTTCACCACTATCACATATGTCATCTACTATTAAAACCCTCTCATCTGTTCTCCTTGGGAGATATTCTTCCCATTCTGGAAAATCTCTGAGAGAGCTTTTCACGGGCTTAAAAGGCTTCTTTAACCAATGAGACATCATAACGCCAGGCGTTAGACCTCCTCTGCTTAAACCCACTATCACGTCTGGTTCAAAATGGTCTAATGTAATCTCTCTACAGAGTTGATTTACATCTAAACACATTTCCTGCCAAGTGTACCATACTTTATTCATAACAAATTCTCCATACTATATTTATCAAATAAAAAACGCTTCTAAGGTACTTCTTTTTTCAGAAGACCAGCCGATTACCTTCAGAATTTCATTTAAAGGACCACCAAAAGATTTCTCAAATTGCTTCTCATAATCAATATAATCATGTAATCCGAACTCTTCAGGTAAACCTTCCATCATAGCTATAACTCCATCTCTAATAGGA